GCCGTAATGACGGCAAAGTCAATTGACGGTGTAAGCGCGTCTTATGACCACAGCTTTAGCGCTGTAAAAGATGCGGGATTCTGGAATTTAACCAGCTACGGACAGCAATTTATATATTTTGCTCGGATGGTTGGCAAGTGTGCGCCGTCCCAATTTTTCGGCTGTTTTTAATGGCCGTCAGTATTTCAGTTGATCGGTTAGCGGCGTTAAAAAACGCTATGAAATCGTTCGACTCTTCGTCTGTGGTCGTCGGCATTCCAGACAAGAGCGAAAAAAACAAGCGCGACGATACCGTTAAAACCAACAGTGAGATTGCTTTTACCAATGAATTTGGCGAGCCGTCAGAGAATATCCCGGCCAGACCGTTTTTAATTCCAGGCACTAAAAATGCCATGGAGAAAAACGGGCGAATCTTGATTAAAGCGGTCAAGGATGTTCTTAAGCTGCAAAGCGACCCCGATCAGATTGTTGAAAATGGTTTTGATGCGGTTGGCTTAGCCTCTCAACGCGCCGTCCAAGATGTTATTGATGACGGCATTGATCCGCCTCTTGCGCCTTACACGCTGGCAGAAAGGGCAAGGCAAAGAGTTGGCAGACCAATGGGAAGGATGTCAACTAAGGCCGGTCTGTTCGGGGATAAGCCGCTTTTGTTTACCGGCAACCTTAAGCAGTCAATCACTTATTTGGTTGAAAAATGATTAATGTCGCCGATGTGGTCATGGATGTAGATTTTGTGCAGCCAGTAACGCGCATCGTTCGAACTGAAACTGTCAATAGTTATGGCGAGTCGGTTCTGTCCAGCGTATCAAGCACAATTCAAGCGGTAGTTACTAGTCCTTCCGCACAGGAGCTTTTAAGGTTTTCTGATGCGACGGCTTACAGAAGCGCAATCAGGGTCACTACAGGCTCAATGTTAAATGCTGATTCAGTCGGTCTTCAACCGGATTTAATTTTATATCATGGCGAGCATTACATTGTTTCTGTTACCAATGATTATTCGGATTTTGGCTTTACTCGGGCTATCTGCAACTTGATTGATATGCAGGATCAGCCTAATTAATGCCAAATTCAAGCGCAACAGGCGGGTATTTATTACCCATTGGCACGGCACCGGCAGACGACCAGGAATTAGACCGGATTTTTCACGATCTATTTGTTGGCGTTACCGGCATAGACCCAACATTAGTGCGGCCACGATGGGCGATTGAACCGGCCAACATGCCGCCATTGGGATCGTCATGGATAGCTCAGGGCGTAACAGATAGACGGGATGATGCAGTTGCTAGCCAGTTATTTGATGATGCTATCGGGATGACGGTTACGCGTAACCAAGAGCTTGACAACCTTGTGTCATTTTACGGAGTCGGCGCGGCAGCGCTGGAAGCTCTCGTAAGGGATGGGCTTTCGCTGGATCAGAACCGTGAAGCAGTTAATGCGCTCGGCATTGCCCTGGTAAAAGTCGGCAATCCCCGCAACGCCTCGATGCTGATTAACGAAAGATGGGCAAAGCGGATTGACGTGATGATTACCTTCAGGCGCTCAATTGTCAGAGATTACCCGATCTTAAGCTTAACTTCGGCCAACGTCATCGAACACGCCGAAAACATAACAACAAATATTAACGTCAACCTATAAGGCTATTGAATGTCAAAATTACCCGTTTCAAGCTTGGTTAATGTCAGCGTAAATCTGGCATCATTACCCGCGCAGGCTCAGAGCCTATCAAATCTGCTTATCCTGGGCAGTTCAGATATTATCGACACAACACAGCGCTTACGCATCTATAGTACTCTGGCTGGTGTTGCTGGTGACTTCGGCACCTCGGCACCGGAATACTTGGCTGCGGCTGAATGGTTCGGGCAGTCTCCACAACCGGGCAACTGTTTAATAGGCCAGTGGGCAAAAACAGCCACAGCAGGGCGCTTAATCGGTGCGGTTGTATCGGCAGCGAATCAGGCGCTTGCAACCTGGACGGCAATCACTACGCCTAAATTCGTTGTGACACTTAACGGCACACTACAGACCGTCTCCCCTGCATCATTTGCCGGTGTAACCAATATCAACGGAGTGGCGAGCTTGATACAAACCGCCCTGGCCGCTTTGGTTGGCGGCACGACGTGCGTTTGGAATGCCAACTTTAACCGCTTCGAGATTAAATCAGGCACTACCGGCGCATCGTCAGCCGTCAGTTTTTTAAGCGTTCCCGGCACTGGCACAGATATAAGCGCCTTGCTCGGCATGACGGTGGCCTCGTCCGGCGCTTACTCAGTCGGCGGCATTGTCGCAGAGACGGCAGTTAGCGCGGTCGCGGCATTTGATAGCCAGTTTGGGCAGTTATTTTACGGGCTGTTTATTGCCGGTGCAGTTAATGCAGATCATCTAGCAGTTGCAGCGTATATCGAAGCGTCAAACACTAAACACGCCTACGGGGTTAATACGCAGGAAGGCGGCGTTCTATCCTCGGTTGATACAACAAACATTGCTTATCAGCTTAAAGCCTTGGGCTACCGCAAAACCTTAACACAGTATTCCAGCTCTCAGTTATACGCCGTCGTCTCGCTCATGGCGCGGATATTAACAACTGATTACACGGCCAATAAAACCGTTATCACGTTGATGTACAAAACAGAGCCGGGCGTGGTCGCGGAATCGTTGAACACTACGCAAATGACAGCCCTCCTCGGCTTTAACTGTAACGTGTTTGTAAACTACGACAACAATACAGCGATTATTCAGCCGGGAATCGTAGCCAGTGGGGACTTTATTGACACGATCTTTGGCGCGGATTGGTTGGCGCTGACTATTCAAAACTCAATTTACAACCTGCTTTACTCCAACCCGACCAAAATACCGCAAACCGACGACGGCAATAACATCATTGCTACGGGAATCGAAGCGGTATTGGCGCAATCAGTAGCAAACGGTTTAGTAGCTCCAGGATCCTGGACACAATCTGGCTTCGGAACACTGAAACAAAACGACTACCTACCAAAAGGTTATTACATTTATGCGCCGCCTATTGCCTTGCAAAATCCAGCCGACCGGGCAGCGCGTAAGTCGGTGACTTTTCAGGTGGCGGCCAAGTTGGCTGGCGCAATCCACAGCGTAAACGTGATCGTTTTTATTAATCGATAATCAGGAATAATTATGTCAAAAGTTTACAGTTTTTTAGATACAAAATGCGCGATTGTTGGCGTTGGAGGTGCCTTTACGCTGACTGGCGGCGCAACTGATGAAGGTATAACGATAGCGCCTAGAGCCGATAAAAATACGCTCGTTATCGGCGCTGACGGTTCGGGCATGCACAGCCGCCATGCTGACAAGTCGGCGAATATTTCAATTAAGTTGCTGAAAAATTCACCCACAAACGCCCTGCTCTCGGCTATGTATAACATCCAGGCCGAAACCGGCGCTGGTTGGGGCCAGAATACAATAGCCTTATCCTCAAGCGTCGGCGATGTAATCACCTGCACAGAAGTTGCATTCAAAAAGCAGCCGTCCGTTACCTATGGCAAAGAAGGCGGCATGAATGAGTGGGATTTAGAATGCGTTTCGATGACTGAGGTTCTGGCGGCGAGCATTATCTAATGGCAAGGGAATTTGACGTAAACGGAATCACCTACAGCTACAACCCACTGGATACGCTCACCCAGCTTTTCGCGTGTCGGAAAACAGGAATATTTTTCACCGCATTGGAACATGGTTATCCCTTGCTCGATGTGATGTACGACATTCCACAAGCCGACTTGCAGCCGGTCATCTTTGCGGTTATGCCTTTCGTAACGCGGAAGGATGGCGGCACCTGGGCGAAGATATTTAACACTGATGCAAAGATGTTTTCCTACTCAGATATTCGGGCCTTTGATTCAATGAAGATTTTGATGGAGGTTCTAACGGAGTATGTGCCGCCTTTTTTGGCCGACGTGCGCCTGTGGGAATCCGCTATAAGAGCGGCAGCGATCCCGACAGAGCAAGCATAGACGAAGAATTTTTATTAAGGCCGGTAGCGGCTGGGATGTGTAGCTACATGGATTTAAAGAACGGCAATTTAACCCTGTTGGATATTGCAATTATGAATGATTTTCTGGACTGTCAGGAGTGGAATAAAAGGTAATGGCATCAGAAACACTCCAGGAATTTATTGTAAGAGTTCGATATTCCCAAGATTCAACAGAGCAAAACAACATGCTAGGCGGCATAGCCTCGGTAACCGGCTCAGTCATGAAATTGGGCGCGGCAATCCTGGCAACAGGTGCAGCGGTAGCCTATGGGACAAAAAAATACGCTTTTGCGTTTAACGATTTATCTCAAGCCGCCTCACGAATGAAGATGGGCGTGTCAGACTTAAAAAGCATGACAGCCGCCGCCAGTGAGTTGGGTAGTTCGGTCGAGTCGATGAAAGGCAGTATGGAGTCCTTCGCAAGCTTCCAGCGTCGAAACCCTTGGGGCTCAGTCGATTTTATGCGCTCTATGGGTGCCGACGTAGAACTGAAAGACTCCAACGACGTGAAGCTTAAAAAGCTGTCGGAGGCCATGCAATCGCGTAACGAATCAATGGGCGAAACCGCAGGAACACAGCTAAATTTATTGCAGGGCCAAAACCTGGGTATTGCTGAAAATGATCTCCTGGCAATGATGAAGCCGGGTTGGTCCGGACTGGTAGCCAAGCACAACGAAGCCCAAAAAACTAACAACTACGACGAAACCGCACAACTTGCAAACAAAGCCGTGATTGCACTGGATGACGCGGATTTACATGTAGACGCGGCAAAGTCAAAGCTTATGGTGCCAGCGCTAGAGGCCGGAACTAAAGCGGTCGATAAATTCAGCGAGCACATAGACAGTGT